TAAGCTAGTTAATTGGTGGTTATCTCGTTTGGGCTTACAATAGTTTGAAGCTTGATAATTTCATTTTGAAATTCAGCACCAAATTTGTATAATTCGTTTATTGATTCAATTTTATCATCTGCTTCACTTTCGCTTAATCCTTCGCTTAATTGAATACAGCAACTAACAAATTTCCAATATTTATTTTGATCGTAATCATTTAGTTCAACTATTTCATCAATAGCATATTCTTTTTGAGTAAGAACAGCCTTTTGCATAGTTTCATCAAGCTCACTAAATACTACCTTCTTAATTTCAAAACAACTTGAAATGTAGCTTAATAATTCGCTTGCATTTTTCACGTTAAGCAACTCCATTAGCTGCTTAACGTGTTTCATTTTCAATGCGTTCATAATTAAACTGTTCCGATTGTTACTGCCCCTGTAATTGCGAAAGTTAATGAACAAGTTATCTTGTCATCATTTGCACTCTTTACAGCACAATCTGAAACATATAAATTTCCACTAAATTTAATATCGCCACTAGTTGCGCTTAATGAATAAGTGAAAGCTAATAAAGTTCCTGCATTCCAAGCATCAATAGCATCTTTAAAATACCAATCAGTTGGTGAACCTGGCTTTGTTTCAAATATTACTTCTGCGCTTGCAGTTCTTTCTTTTAAACCTGGCATTACCTCTTTATTACCTGCACTTGTTTTGCTTGTAATATCAATCATTGCCAATTTTAAACCAAAGTCCTCAGATGTTACTTGGTTTATTAATTTTGTTGCAAGTGTAAATCTTGCATTATTTCCATTTGATGCCATTTTATATTTATTTAATTTTATACGTTGCTTATTGTTTGTACTCCAGTTCCCATAAATGAGCAACTAAATGTTTCTGCTTCATCATTAGAACTTTTTATTGTTAAATCAGATATATAACCTTCATAACTTTGTTTAAAATCCAATGCTAAAAAATCTGAATATAATAAAGTTACTTTTGTTTTTGCTTCTGCTATAGTTTGCAAGTCTAATAAAGTTACTTGGCTTCCTTTGTAACTAGTTGCAACTGTATTCTCTTCAACTTGTGGCCCAAATAAAGTAACTGCTGTAGCACTTACCTTGTTTACTGCAGCAAATATTCCACTTGTAGCAGCTAATGTATAAACTGCTTCGTATCTTGTCCAAGTGCTTGATAAAGTAATGGTTGAACTTGTTGTGCTACCTACTGAATCACCAACTTGAATTGTTACTGTTCCTGATCCTTTTAATGATATTGAAAATACTACTTTATCACCAATAGCTAATACACTAGGAGCTGTTGCAAATGTTTGTTTAATTTGCGTTCCTGTTCCAAAAGTATAAGTTTGCGCTAATATTTGATTACTATCGTTTGCAACCTTAGTTCCACTTATTGCACCTGTTCCGCCTTTTGTCCAAATTGCATTATCAAACGCTTCAGGCCATTGTAACAAATTAGTTAATCCACTTGTACAAATTCCTTCCATTGAGCAACTACCTTCTTTTAGTCCAGGTTGAACTTCTTTGTTACCACTTGAATCTTTTGTAGTAATGTCTATCATTGCCATTTTACTAGCAAAATCATTGCTTTTTGTTAAGGCTATTCTTTGTCCATTAACATATAATCCTAAATAATTTCCTGATACTGCCATATTTTTATAATTGTATTGTTATGTAATAATCTTGTTGCAACATATAAACCCCATCCACCGAACTATTATCATTAAAGATATCTCGTTCATCCTCAAAAGTAATCCTTTGTACTGTGAATCCTGCAATAGTTCCACTAGCACCATCCATACTTGTTCTAACCGCATCAGCAATGGCTTGCACCGAACTTAATGAAGTTGCAAGCATACTTAATTGAAAACGCATTTTATACCACCCAGTATTACCTTCTTTAGATTGTAAACTTGGTTTAGATATACTTTCGTAAATTATGTAAGGATAAGTATCAGTATCGGCAGCTCGCATTGGTCTAATTTTAGTACCTACTAAATTAGTAACACCAACTGTATTTACTAATTTATTATAAACTATATTACCTGCGTTTGATGTACTCATATTCCTTGTTTATTCCCTTGTTCTGCTACTATTTTTTCAGTTCCTTTTTTCAAGCTTTCAATAATACTTGCACCCATCGAATCGTAAGTTGGTCTAATAAATGGTTTTGATACCATTGTGCCTAAATACTTACCAGCGTATGGTGCATATTCAGGCTTTCCTTTAAACTTTTGAGTTCCACCGCTTACTCTCGTAAAACCACCTGCTAACAATCCTTTTTTCATATAGCGTTCCTTAGTGCCATACTCAACTAAATGTGCGTGATTACCACCTTCAAATGCTGAACTTTTATTGCTATATTGTGGGCCAACCCAAAAGAAATAATTACTTTTTTTAGATTTTATAACTCCAATACTTGCTTTTAAAATTCCCTTATCAACTGCTACCTTTGCAGCCATTTCAACTTCTACTTTATTAGCTTCATTGTGTGCTAAATCAGCAAATTGTTTTTCTGAATTAGCAAATGTTTTATCTAATAATTCTAAAACCTTTTTTTCAATATCATTAGATAATGTTACTTTCATTATCCAATCCTTTCTACACCACTTAACCTAGTAACTGTTCTACGTTGAAACTCAACAGCATCAACTATACCTGTTATTTGATACATTTGGCCTTCAATTCGCATTAACCAACTATTTGTTACACTTAATGCATCAATATCAGCCCACCTACAATCAACTGTAGTAGTTGTATTCGATTGGCGTTGCATATCATTAAAAGCTTCATTATTTGCCCTATTATTTACATAGCAAAAAATAGTAGCAGTAGCAGTTCCTGAATATGACTGAACAACCTCACCACTGTTTGAATCAGTAGTAATAATTGGAGCAAATAGCTCACAAGTCATATCAAATTTACCGCTAATAATATTCACTAGTAATTTACTATAATATTAGTTGCTGTTGTTGCTGTTGCATTTACTCTACGAACTGCTACAGGAAAGAATCCAACAGGAACAGATTTGTAAAGAACTGCAGTTGGTGTTCCTGCATAGTCATCAAAATGAATTACAGTTAAATCACCACTAACTCCAACGTATAATGTACCAGGTTTAGTTAAAAATGTTGTATCGCTTGGCGTAACTGTTGCGCCTTGTGTTGCTATTTGCTTAATCATATCGATCTGTTATATTTATTATTTTCTATATCTAAAAGAGTATAAACTCCAAACGGAATTTCACTTAATGTTTGTGATTGAGCTTGCTGCTTATTGTCGTACAAATGGCCAATAATTAATAGCATTGCACTTTTATAAGTTTGTGGAATTAATGCAGCACTTGTATAACCGCAAACTACTCGAATTTTAAAAGCATTTAATGTATCTTTTATACTTGGAATAGTATCTAACTTTACTCTGCAAGGTGAATTTAATAAATCAGTTACATATAATGTGCTACTAATTGTTTGCTCAATTCCATTTAAATCCAAATACTTTACACTTGTAACCGATTGAACTGGGGCTTTATTGATCATAATTGTTTTATCAATGATAGTATCAAATACCACATCAATAGTTTGTGTCATTAATGGCCTCCAAGTATATCCTTCAACAAATTGGCGAGCTGCTGTAATTAATGCAGTAATAAGCGCATCTTCAACTGAGTTATTTACTCTCAAATGAAGTTTAGCCTCTGCCAATGTTAATGGCTCGCTTGATGGTGCTGTTATTACTACGTATGTTTCCAATTACTTTACTGCTTTTTTAATTGTTTTTACTTCAACTTTTACTGCTTGCTCAATTTTAACTGCAAAACCTAATTCAACTAATTCATTAGCTTGATTTTCGTTAATTGTTGCTAATTCTCCAATATGATAACCTAAACCAAATCCGATCGGACTTTTTATAAATTGTATTTCCATTTTGAAGCGTGGGGCGGTATCGAGCCGCCCTACTTCCATTCACGCTTAATTACTGTTTAAACAGTTGTTGCGTCTAGTATAGCTGCGAATGCTGCTGGTTGTTTAACCGCAACACCTACGTATTGACTCATTACGATTCTAGTTTTACCACCGATTGCTTGTGAAGCAGGATCAATAACTAAATCTATTCCACCATATTGTCCAACTACCAAATTTTCAAAATCACCATAGATAATTGCAGAACAAGTACCTGAAGTTGAGCCTTTAGTTAATGTAGAAGGTACATTTGAAGTGCTATAAGTTTCTTTACCTGCGATTTGCTCAGGCTGTCCCATAAAATAATTCATATAAGGCATAATCATTGCACCACTACCTGAATCAATTACAGTTTGTTTTAATTTAGCTACAACTTTAGGATTTACTAAAAATTTGCCATTCATTCCTGCATTAGCTGTTTCAACAACTTGGATTAATTCAAGAATCTTAGCTAAAGTTGGCGCACCACCATTAGTTCCGATTGCTACTGATCCAATTCCACTAGTTCCTAATAAACCTGTAGGCTGTCCACTTGAACCTGAACCATTGATAGCTGCTGCTTCAATTGCTACTGCAAAAGCTTTCATAAATGATTGAACTGTGTAGTTTTGGATTGAGAAATTATCTTGTAACAATAATTGCTTAGATAAATCAACATACGCTGTTAATCTTTTTGGAGTGATTGAACGGCTTGCTGTTGTAGGATCACCTGCAGCTGCATCAGCAACTTCAGTTGCCCAACCTGCAGTAACACCTGCACTAAATCCTGTTAAATCAGTGTTAGCTGCTAATCCTTCTAATTTAATTGCACCTAATTGAGGTAATACAGTTTTAGCATACAATGCATCAAAAAACCCAACTTTATCAGTTGCAATAAAGTTACCACCTGCAGTTGCAGTACCAGTGCTTAATGTTCTTTTTTCAACAGTCAAAAATTTGTTTGATAAATACAAACCATCGCCCATTGATCCTAAAGCTCTTTTTTCTTTAGCTGATTCTTGTAACATTTCTTTTTCAAGACCTGTAATTGCGTTCTCATCACCACGTGATAAACTTAATTCACGAACTAATTTACCAAATGAAAAGTTAGCAATTTCTCTTTTTTCTTTGCTATCGCCTTCAGCAGTTTTTCTACCTTCAACATTGCTCTTAGCAAATTTTTCTCTTAATTCTGCATCTTTGATTTGTGCATCAAAAGCAGTTACATCAGTTTCGATTGAGCGCAAAGTAGTTAATTCTACTGCAGTCAATTCTCTTCCTTCTAATTCAGCTTTAGCAACTAAATCAGAACCTTCGTTTCTTTTTAACGCCTGTAATTGGCGTAATTCAACACTTGAGTTTTTCATTATTGTTTGTTTTTTTAGTTTAAATTAAATTTAAATTTTTGTGCTATATAATAGCTTTCATTTATTTGTTTTGTATCTTCTTTTTTTATTAATTCTTTGTTTCTTTTTTTGCAAGCTTCAACTTCAGTATCTTCATACGCTGGATTAACTACTGGTCCTACATCATATAATTTATCAATTTTTAAAATTGTTCTAAGACAAGATCCATCAGCAAATTCCTCTACTTTTTGCTCAGATACAGTAAATGCAAATGAACAGCCACGAATATTACCTGCTTTTATATTTTCAAGTACATCATTTCCTACAGTTGTATTTAATGCTTCAAATTCAAAATATAAGCCTTTTTGATCAACTGATAATTTAAGTGTACCAACACCATCTTTAGTTCTAGCTAATAATAATTCACTTTCGTGGTTAAATAAAGCTACAACATCAGTAAAATCACAACCATCAAATGCACCACGTGCTATTGTTTCATTGTAACCTTCATACATTGGATATAAACTATCAAATGTGCTTGCATAACCTTTTATAGTTCTGCCCTCTTCGCTGACAATATCAGCAGCTCTTGTATTAAATCTTCTTTCCATTATTGTTGTGCGCCACCCATTCCAGGTTGACTATTGGTTAATTGGTTATTTTTATCTGCTTGTGCTGTCCAAAAAGGAATAGCAGTTTCACCTGGCATCATATTGCTTGGCATATAGCTACTATTTGCATAATCTTCATCAATTGTATTGATTGCATACATTTTACGTACTTCATTTGGAGTTATTGCACCACTCGTGAACATTGTTCTTACTTTGCGCTCCATTGCTGCTGAATCGCCACGTAAAAGCATATCAGTATCAATATAACCATCATAAATATCACGTTCATAAATTGCATAAAGTTTTTGATCAGCTTCTTGTTCAAATCTTACAATCCAGGGCATTAAACAATCAGTTACATAGTTTATATTAACTTGTTCTAATGCTGAATTATTTGTATCTGATAAATCTTGTAATTTACTCAATGGCATTCTAAACCATCTAGCAATTTCACCTCTCATATAGTTTTCAGTTTCTACAAA